ACCTAATGAAGAGCGGCAAAGAGTCCGTGGCCGTCAAACGGTTAGAGTTCCTAGACAAGTCCAGGCATACGATAAACACCAACCTAATCGATGCCGACCTAGAAACCTTCACCAAGACAGCAAGCAGCTTGGCAGGAATCCCAGATGCCCTAGACCGATTTATGAACAAGCTGGCGAGCGTCACCCGAATCCCCGTTACCCTTTTCCAGGGAATGGCACCAGCCGGTCTCAATGCCACCGGTGATGCCGACCGCTCAAACTGGCATGACCAGATCCAAAGCTGGCAGAAAAAAGACTTGCTTGAGCCAATCCAGTACCTGAGCAAGCTAATTTACCTATCGCAGGATGATTTCTACGAAGGCAAGGAGCCGGAAAACTGGTGGGTAGAGTTCAATAAAATCTGGGAACCTTCCCAATCCGAGCAGACCGCCATGGAGAAAACCCAGGTCGAAACCATAGTCCAGTTAATCTCCAATAGCGTGATGACCGAGCAAGAGGCCCGAAACCTGCCGGAGATTAGAACCCGATACAACCTAGAGGGAGACGGGCCAACCTCCATGGAGACAATCCCCGAAACCGATGACAAGAAAGATTTAGAGGGAGAGGACGATGAGGATTTAGGGGATAGCCCAGCCAACCCGAAAAATACCGACAGCATCCCCGAAAATCCGAGCCTTGCACGGGCAGAGCTAGACGGATTCTGCCGAGCTAAGATCGTTGGACCAAGCGGGAAACGGCAAAGGAAAGATTCAACCTTGTTCTCGGTGAAGACCGTAATCCTTGACATGGCTTCCTTTGCTTCCCAGGTAATCGCATCCAATTGGGTTAAGGCCCATGGCCTTTCAGCTTCTGGGGTATTGGCAACCAAGAACACCTTCCGATTCTACCAGGATTCAAGCTCTCTCGTTCCCGGTACTGAGATAGCCGTCCCATTTGCTAAGGGCGTAACCGTAATCATGGCAAAGGTAAAGCGTGGCTGATCCAATCTTCATGGTCCACTTACGGAATCGAATCCGAAGTGGAAAGCCTATCAAGCTGAAGCGGCCAAAGAAAATGCAGTTCCCGCATTCTGCCGAAAAACAGTACCAGGAACGCATTTTAAGAATCGTGGATGTGATCGAGAAAGCAACCAAAGCAATTCTATTTCCATCCCTGCCAATGCTTGTGGCCGAGGCCGCCCGAAACAGAGCCGATGCCTGGTCCGATGATATCGCAACCATGACAAACAAAATAAAGGTCAGGGTGGATCAAGAGATCCGAAACGAAGGACAAATAGCCGATCTCGCTTCCCAAAGCGTATCCGAATTTAACCAAAAGCAATGGAGGGCTTTAGTCAAGGAATCGATCGGCATCGACCTCTTCGCAAATGAGCCATGGCTGAATGACCATTTAAAAAGCTGGGCAGCAGAGAACGCGGACCTAATCGTAACACTCGAAGATGATGCAATCAGGCAGGTAAGCCGATGGACTCAAAAAGGAATCCGAGAAGGTTGGCGGCATGAGGACATTGCAAAGAATATCGAGGAACGCTTTGATGTATCTAGGTCAAGAGCTAAGTTTATCGCAAGGGACCAGACAGCAAAACTCAATGGGGATTTAACCAAGGCGCGGCAAACTCAGGCTGGTGTTAAATCGTATATTTGGCGCGATTCGAGAGATGAACGTGTTAGAGGAAACCCGGGTGGGAAATATCCCGATGCAAAGCCAAGCCATTGGGATCGTAATGGGAAACCATTCAACTGGAACGACCCTCCAGAAGGAGGACACCCAGGTCAAAATTATAATTGCCGATGCACCGCTGAGCCAGACTTACGCGGATTACTAGAAGGCCTATCATAAACCCTGGAGACAATATGCAAATTCAAGAGGCTTGCGCCGGAGTTCTTTACCGCCACGGTGAAGCGGCCAAAACAAAAATGACCGGCTCGATAATCGTCACCCTTAACTATGTCGATGGTGGGATCGCAAAGGCATCCGTGCAAGTAAGTTGCCCACTCACCCCAGGGACAAAGCCGACTCAAGAATTTGATCGGCCAGGAAAAAATTTCGGTTAATCTAAAATTCCCCTTGCCACCCAGAAAAATAATCGTTATGCTATTGGGGTAGGTTATCGAGTTACCCGGAGACAAACCCGGAAATATTCGCCCCTCTCTCCAAAAGGAAGAGGGGTTTTTTTATGGGAAAAAAATGAATGAACGCAGACTTTCACAGCCCCAGCACCGCTTCGATAAAGCGCAGCGCACCGAGCAGGGGTTTCTTGAAGGCATCGTTCCTATTTCTCGCATTGGTGTTTTCCCTTACCGGAATGATGACGGCACTTTCCGATTTGAGCTTAGACACCCCAAAGACGTTTTCGACAAAGCATCCCTGGATTCATTCCGAGGGATGCCAATCAATGTCGAGCATGAAGAGCTTATGGATAGCCCCGAAGCTATCGCAAGATCAAAGGTCGGACAGATTGGTGATTCAGTCTATGCCGATGGTGAACTCGTTAGGGCCAATATCAAAATCGACCATCCGAGAGGATTACAGGCGGTGGATGCTGGGGCTAAAGAGTTATCGTGTGCTTATAGCTTGGACCTACTCCCCGAAGCAGGGGTATATGAAGGTCAAACCTACACGCACCGGCAAACAAATATTCGAGGCGACCACCTCACGCTCACCAAAAAAGCGAGACTCGGACCTAAGCTACGGCTTGATTCAGCGGATCCCTTCGATGTCGAATGCGACTCATCCAATCTCTTAAAGGAGCCCACCATGAAGAATTTTAATATTGACGGAATTGATTATCAGGCCGCTCCCGAAGTCGTGAACTTCATTGCCAAGATCCAAGCACGAGCCAAGGACTCCGAGGACGAAGTTGCCGCCACCAAAGCCTTGCTCGAAGCTGAAAAAGAAGAAGGCAAAAAGGGAATGGATAGCCTCAAAGGACAGCTTGCCGCATCCGAAGCCGACAAGAAGGTTGCTCAAGACGCGCTTATCGCTCTGGAAAAAGATATTCCTGCTCGTGCCGCCGCCATTGCAAAAGACAAAGCCGATCTCATGGTCGTTGCTCAAGCTGTCTTGCCTGCCGGTGAGGTGACTCGCGTTTCCGCTTTAGACTCTTCCGAAATCAAGGTTGCAGTCATCAAAGCCAAATACCCAAGCATCAAGCTGGATAGCCAGAGCGCGGACTTCCTTAATGGATTGTTCGAGAGCGTGAAGGCCAGTGTCAAGGATACCGGAAGCAATGCTCTGCATGAAAACCGGGCAACCTCTGCCGACTCTAGCCTACAGAATGGGGATAATTCCCAGGTTGTAAGTGCTGATTCGGCCCGTGAAAAAATGTTGAAACGCCAAGCCGAGGCCTATCTCAAGCCTCAGTTGGTCTAGGATCGTCCGCTAGTCTAGTAAAGACCGTAGCCAGAAACTTTTTAAGCCAAGGAGCCCACTATGCAACTCAGTTATAACATGGATATGAATCAGGCCATTGCCGGTATGCCAGTGGATGCTACTTTCGACGCAAAAGCCGTTGAAAGTGCCTTGGCAATTGAGAAACTGGACTTCGGCTTTGCGGCCTTCAAGTCTACTTCCTCTGCAAATCCCCGTGGTGTTCGTAATCCTAAGCGCAATGCTCCGGTGATTACGTACTCTGCGGATCTCGTTACCTCCAACGTGGTTAATGGATTTGTGAATGGGGTAGCTCTTGCACCTCGCACGTTTGCCACCGACCACCTTACCACTATCACTGCACATGCAAATGATATCGTGGCTGCGCTCTTGGCCCAGGGCATCGTTGCTACTTTCGCCCTGAGTGGTTCTAATCGCATCATCACCTTCACAGTGACCGATGCGAACGTATTGTTTGCCACTTTCGTGGTGACTGCCGGTGCTTCTCAAGCCACCGTTACTTTCTCCCACGGAACCAGCGATACTATTTCCCGCTTTGCCGGTATCCTTCGATATGGTGTTCAACAGCCACGCACTTCCGATGGCTTGGCTGGATATGCGCCTTATGACGCTGTCCCGGTCGTTCGCCGTGGCAAGATTTGGGTTCCGATTACTTCCGATGTTGCCGATGGAGCTGATGCCTATGTAGACATGACCTCCGGCAATGAAGGCAAGCTAACGGACGTAACCACGGCCCCGAACTTTGCTCTAACCGGAGTCAAGTTCAAGGGTGCTTGGCCTACTGCTGGCCTTGGATTGGCCCAAGTTGAAATGAATCTTCCCTAATTAGGGGCGTTCCTGTCTGATCGTTAACCGGCCTTTGGGCCATGCATAGGAGTTCAAGATGAAACACAAGACCGGTCGCTTAGACGCAAGTGAAACCCCAATGTTCTTACGCATGGCTGAGCACGTTATGGCTCAGACCTATGACGTGCAGTATCCCATGTACAAAGCCTTGCAGCTTATCCCGATCTCGGGAGAGGGTGGCCCAGGGGCAAACACGATCACCTATCGTCAGTTCGATTCCAAAGGCATTGCCATGGTTGTCAACAACTATGCAACGGACTTCCCCAATGTGGAAGTAACCGGCCTGGAATTCAGCCAAGCGGTTAAGTCGGTCGGTAACTCCTATGGCTACAATGTCCAAGAAATCCGCACTGCCGATATGGCTGGGATTCCTTTGGATGCCATGCGCGCTCGTGCCGCTCGTGATGCCATGACTCAGAAGCTGAATAAGCTTGCTTGGTTCGGTGAATCCGCTTCGGGCTTAAAGGGCTTAGTCTATCACCCCAATGTTACCAAGGCTGCTGCCACGACTGGTAACTGGGCTGGCGCGACAAATGACCAAATCTTGGCCGATGTGAACAATGCCATTCAAGGTCCGAACACCTTGACCAAGGGTGTTGAAATGGTGGACACGGTTCTCTTGTCCAATGCGAAGTACGCCAAACTCGCCACGACTCCATATAGCACCACGGTTCCCACTTTCCTCCTTGATATCCTCAAGGCCGGAAACCCTGGCGTGTTGTTTGAACGGGTTGCCGAATTGGCTGACCTTCCCACGAACCCACGCACCGGCGCAGTGGCCACGACTCAGGTAATGATTACCTATCGCCGTGACCCGATGAAGTTGTTCTTCTCCATGCCCCTGTCCTTCGAGCAAATGCCCCCAGAGGCAAACGGCATGAACTGGACCATTCTGTGCCATGCACGAACTGCCGGTATCATCATCCCTTATCCCCTGTCAGTTCAAATCACTGACGGAATCTAAAAAGAGGGGGCTTCGGCCCCCTTTCTTCTTCCCTACCCACTTAATAACCTGGAGTCCATCATGATCGTAGACAGCAAAATGGAATGCGCGCAAATGTATCCCGAGGCAAATATCATCCCAGGGCGTAATGCTATCCCGGATGACAAAGGCCGAGAGTTGATGCAAAACAAGTTTTTCTTGGACATGATCAATGTCAAGACCGGCCCCCATGCTGGCAAGGTCATTGTCGTGGTCCCACCTGCCGATGAGAAGACAGCCGCTAAGGTGAAAGAATCCTTCAAGGCCACTGGCCCCGAAGTTCCAACTGCCAATGTCATGCAGGAAACCGCAGTGTCTAACCTGGCTTTAGCCAACGCCATCAAATTGGTTCGCACCTTGACCGTAGTGGATCAAATTCAGCACATTGCCGTAAATGATCCCCGTCCCGAAGTCAAGGAAGAAGCCGAAGCCCGTATCGAGGCACTGGCCAAGGCTGCTGCTAAAGGCGCAAGTGCCAAGGATGAAGCGGGAGTTTAATCCGCTACTGCCATGACTCCAATCCAAATTCTACTCGCCCGCGCACCTTGCTACCAGGAGAGCGCGCGGATTACGAGTCTAATTGAGATTGCCGAGACAGAAATCGGGGCGGATGCGTACGGGGATTTAAGACCTAATGCAGTCGCCCTTCTTACCCTCCATTGGTTAGCCCTTAGCGAGCGTGGTAAATCGGCTGCTGGTGGTGCTATAACGGCTGAGTCCGAGGGTGACTTATCCCGGTCTTATGCTTCCCCTGATTCTGGATCTGGCTCTTCAAGCCTGTCATCTACCGTATGGGGCCAAGAGCTTGAAGCCTTAGGCAAAAAAACCACGGTAGCTTTCATCAATAGGCGATATGGGGCATTCTAATGCCAGCAAAAATCCAATCAAAAGACCTTGGTTATGCCAGCATGCGAATGCGCTTAAGGCAGATGCAAGGGAGCTTCACCAAGGTTGGAGTCCAGGCTGGTAGCAAAGAATCAGATGGAGTCACGGATTTAGTGACCGTTGCCGCAGCTAATGAGTTCGGAACCGATACGATTGACGAACGCTCTTTCATTCGAAGCACATTTGAAGAGAATAAGGAAAGCCTTGCTGCTTTATCAAAAGCCGAGGCTCAAGCCATAATCGAAGGTCGGAAGACGGTCGAAAATAGCTTGCAGCTAATGGGTGCTTATCATGTAGGCCAAATCCAAGCTAAGATCCACAGTAATATCCCACCGCCTAATGATCAAAAGACAATAGACCGGAAGGGATCGAGCGTAACCCTTATTGACTCCGGCCAATTAGTCCAAAGCATCCGAAATGTAGAGACTATCAAAGAGGCCAGATCATGAGCCTAGGGCGCAGAACCTTAACCGGGATACGGCCAACTGGCGCGCATGATATTAATGGCCGATGGCAAGAATCCACGACAGCCGGGATATCATTCGAGGCTAGCGTCCAACCCCTTTCAAGTCGAGAGCTTAAAAGCCTACCGGAAGGCCGGAAAGCCGATGCCAGCTTTAGGCTCTATACCGATTATGCACTCAAGACCGTAGACGAAAAGACCGGCAAGAATGCGGATAGGGTGAAAATTAAAGACCGGAGCGGTGCCGAGCGATGGTATGAAGTGATTTCCGTGGAAGATTGGGGTAATGGTATTGTTTCTCATTACAAAGCCGTGGTATCATTGATGGAACAAACCGCAGACGGGGCAGCATAGCGTGTCGGGAATTGATATCACAACCTTGGAAGATGCCTTCATGGCTTGGGTTAAGTCCAATATTCCAAGCCTATGGATCACGGTCTGGGCAGAGCAAAACGCACCGAAACCAGGGCCAAAGCAAGTCTCAATAAATCGCGGTTCCCCATTCATTCAGAAAATCGGCGATGATATAGCTGGCCCGGTGGATACCGGAACCGATGGCCGAAAGAAGCTAGGCACTAGGGAATTAGCTTTCAGCATCCGAGCTTATGGCCCAGGGGCGGCACAAATAATCGAAAATCTAAGATCGACCTTGGATGATGAGATTTCCGGTGATACTCTTATCGCAAGTGGCCTTTGTGCAATTGGATCAAGCCCTGTGGTCGATATTTCGTCACTATATGGCTCTCAGTACAAGGAAGTCGCAAACGTGGATGTAAGGCTTCGGACTCATTCTCTGCGAGAAGATGCTGACGCAGAGGCCGGAGTGGGTTATATTACCACGGTGGAATTAGATGTTGAATCAGTAGACCCGGGTGGCAATTCAGACACCGAGGTCTTGCAAGTCGGACCAGTCCCTTAATTGAAAGGAGTCTACAATGACCGCTCCAATTTCTGACGTTGTAAGCGTCACCGTCACCACGGAATCTGCTTCTGTTCAATCCCAGGGATTTGGTAAAGGCTTAATCCTTCAAACTCATAACCATTTTACAGACCGTACTCGGGAATACGGATCGGCTGCTGAAATTGCCGCCGATGGATTCCTGACTACCGAAGCCGCTTACCTTGCTGCTCAGGCTTATTTCAGCCAAGAGCCAGCCCCTTTAAAGGTGAAGATTGGCCGGAGAAATGCCAATGCGGTGAACGTCACTATCACGGTGGTTAATTCGTTCGCCTATGTCGTTACCATTAACGGAGTGGCTTACACCTATACCGCTGACGGCTCGGCCACCGAACAGGAAATTGTAGATGGGCTCATTGCCGCAATCGCGGCTTCCCCGGTAACTGGAACGGATGGCGGGGCAAATACACTGACCATTACCGCAGACGTTTCGGGCGTGGCCTTTAGCGTAGGCCTAAGTGCTAACCTTGTCATGGTAGCTCCAACGGCCACCGAGACAATCAGCGCGGCTCTCGATGCCATCCTTTTGGCAGATACGGACTTTTACGGCCTGGTCCTTTGCGACCGGGCTTCTGCCGATATGCAGGCCGGAGCAACTTGGGTATCTGCAAATAAGCGATTCCTGTTCGCTTCCACCGCCGAAGTGAATGTGATTGACGTTGCAGCCGGTTCGGATACGACTACCCTTCCCGCAATCCTCAAGGCCAGTTCCTATGACCGGACCCTTTGCCTTTACCATGCCTCAGCCGCAACCAATTTCATTGATGCTGCTGCCATGGGCTGGGTGCTTTCCAAAGACCCAGGCTCTTACACCTTCGCTCTCAAAACCTTGATTGGGATCGCGGTATCCTCCCTGACTCCTACTCAAAGAGGAAACGCCAAGGACAAATACGCCGTCACCTTCGAGACTCGCGGTGGAATAAACCAGACCTCGAATGGCAAGGTCGGAAGCGGCAAGAACGTAGATCAAATTCATGGCCGTGATTGGCTATCGAGTGTCATCCAAGCCAATATCTTTGGCCTCTTGTCCTCGGTTAACAAGGTGCCATTCACCGATGAAGGCATCGGCCTAGTAGAACAAGTCACGAAGCAAGCCGGTTCATTTGGGGTTGCTCGGAATTACCTTTCCGAATACTCTACCAGCTTCCCCGCTCTATCTACAATCTCTGCCGGTGATAAAGCCGCTCGGTTGCTGGATGGCGCAAGCATGACGGCTCAAGAGTCTGGTGCCATTGAAAGAGTCACGTTTGAATTAATCGTCCAGGTTTAAGGAGGAATCGAAATGCTATACACCTTCGATATTAAAAAATGCTTGATCCTGGTCGGACCTTCCAGAATCCAAGGGTTCGCTGACGGCGAGGCAATCAGCCTTGAGTTAGATGATGACCTTTACCAAAAAGAAGCCGGGGCAGATGGGGACATTGCCCGTTCCCGTAGGCATGGACTTTCAGCCAGTGCGAAGATCAGCTTGATGCAATCCAGCCCAAGCAATGATGTACTTATGGCTTGGGCCGTTGCCGATAGAGCGACTAATGCCGGTGTCTTCCCTTTAACCGTCACGGATTTGCTAGGAACCACGGTTGTCTTTGCGCCCTATTGCTGGGTAAAAAAGACTCCTGCTCTTTCTCTCGGCAAGGAACTTTCAAACCGTGAATGGATGATTGATATTGCTACTGCCGAACTGTTCATCGGTGGCAATGCAAGCATGCTTTTCTAACCTGACCACACCTGGAGCGTCCTATGTTTAAAGCGTTAAAAGAGATTCGTAAGCCTCTCGCTGGAGGCGAATTGCTAGTCACCCAATTCCCAGTTATGAGAGCAATCCGAACTGGGGCCAGGATCGCAAAGATAGCGGCTCCGGTAATGGGTGGATTCGGTGAAGGGTTAAACCTTGATGACCTTGCTGGCGGTTCCATGCAAGAGAAGATCGAGAACCTAGATATCGATTTGACTAAGGCAATCCCCAAGGCCCTGAATGCTTTGGCTATGAACCTTTACCCGGAAGACTTTGCCACCTTATGCGTGGAGCTTCTTTCTGGGGCGATGTGGATAGCAGGGGACGGTAAGAGCAAGGTTGAATTGACTTCCGAAGCAGCGATAAACCAGGTTCTTGGTGGTGAGCTTTCGGATCTCTTTTCAGCCTTGAAGATTGCTTTAGAGGTAAATGATTTTTTCGGA